TTTAAGATATATGGTGTAGTTGATCTATACTGTGCCAATTCAGGATCATTAAAAGAAATATTAGCTATATCTTCAAATACAGTGTCTTGTGCTAAATAATCTACATGTGACCATGTATTACCTGAGCTATCTGTTACTGATAAAATATCTAAAAAGTTATCTACTGGTAAGATTATTTTATCAAATTGTTTTGGAGCTCCTGAGAATTCAAAATCATCAGTTTTAATTTCTCCTGAAACTGCTTCTACTTGTTTTTTAAATAGATAATATGTAACATTACCTGCATTATCTATAGAATATGTTTCTATATCCACATCTGCTGTGTCATTAAAATCTACAATATCTAAAGATCTAAATAAAACATTTTCTTCTGATGTAAAAGTTGTTCCTGCCTCCACCGTAAGTGCATATCTATAATCAGGTAATGCATCTGCTCCAGTTCCAATTGCTGGTACTAATTGATATATCTCCATTGTTGTTGTTGCAGCTGACCTTAATTTTGGTTTAAACCCATTCATCTGTGCTAGTGCAAATATATTAGCTTGTTCTGTTGCGGTCGAAAGATTTGATTCTCTAAATGTTTGGTCTGTATAATATGATAATACATCTCCTACATATGCTGCCATCTCTATAAACATCATACCAGGTGATGATTCATTAAAATCTTTATATGAATCAGGAAAATATATTTTTGCAAAATTTATTAAGTTTTGTCTAAGTTGTGTAAAATCTCTTCCTAAATATTTTACTTCTTTTTTTACATTTGCCATTAGTATGAGTCTCCTGTATTAATTTGTACAAATTCTGTTGCAGGTGCTTCTGTATCTGGTTCAACGTCTCCTACAGTAAATGTATTTTCATCTGCTAGTATATTAATTACTAAATTTGCACCAGTACTAATAATTCTAAATTTTAATCGAATAATTAAATCATGGTCTGGTTGTTCCATTTCAATTTTTTCAATTGAAATGTATGGTAACCAAAATTCAAAATCTTTCGTTAAAGAAGTTTCAATACTAGGTTGTAAATCTTTAATGTTTTGTTCAAATAATAATGATCTAAGTTCTGTACCAAATTCTGGTTGGAAAAATCTTTCTCCTTTTGCAGTCATTAACAAATTTTTAACATTACTCACTGCTTGTTCTTCTGTTGAGTATGTTGATACAAAAACTGCTCCTGCATCTTCTGGTGCTGCTGTATAAACTGAATCGACCGATCTTTTACCACTAGGTTTGTTGAATGGTAATGCAATCCCTAATGGAATTGTATTATCTGTTTTTATTGGGCGATATTGATATACAGGTCTTGCCATTATTTAAGTGTTCCCATTTTACCATTCTTTTTATCAATGGCCTTGATTAAACCAGAATAATCTCTAGTCATTGCTTCCATTGTTTTTGCTACATTACTATTTGACATATTAACTGGTTCCCCGTTAATACCTGTCGATGTTAATGGAATATCTGAATTTCTATTAGATGCAAAAGTATCTACATCATTTGTTTGATATACAGCTGGAGTGTCTCTCATTGTACTAAAATCAGATTCCAATGCTGTTTCATTTAATATATCGTTCAACATATTATCCTTAACAAATTTCTTTTTCTTTGCTGTTGTATCACGCGGAGATTCAACAACTTTATGTAGATCCATTCCATGTTTAATTACATTTTTATGATTAACTTTTTTCTCATTGAGAACCATACGTAATTCTTTTCGTACAACTGATTGCACTTCTTCTCTAATAACCTTTCGTAATAATTTTAAAAATGATTTTGTTTCCATAATTTATTCTTTTATATAAATATTGTTTTGCATGTATTATGCGATATTCTAAACAACCTTTCCTACTCCAGCACCAGTTGTAGTAGAAGCTCCTATAGCTGTGGTTGTTCCTGCTTGTGCTACAGAAGAGCCAAATGTATTAACTGCTATTCCTGGAGCTACTATTCCTGTTCCTGTCGTGGTAGTTTGTACATCAGCTTCTCTTATATATGTTTCAATTGCATTTGATAATTCTTGTGCGATTGTTTCAATACCTTGTTTTGTATTTTCTCTTTGATGTGATTTTTCAAATGCAACTTTTATTGCTGCATATAATTTTGGTTTATTTAATGGCATGCTTATCCTCCTTGAGTCATTTCTTTATATTTTGTAATTATTTGCATTAATTCATTCAATGCAGATGGGTTTGTTAATGTTGGCCCTCCCATAGGAGTTGGATATACTGATATACCTGCATATACTTTTTGCATCGTTGTTAACAAATCATCAAACAAAGTAAAAAATACATCCATATCAACTGCCCATTTTGGAGTTGAAATTGCAACAGTTGTTGCTCCTGATAATAATATAGAATCTACTTTTGAATTGAATAATATTCTGTCTGAATTTATTACTACTTGTGCTCCTTCAAATGCACTACTAGCTTCAATCGCAGTACCAGGTGGTCCAAATTTTGGTTGTGATGAATCTATATTTATTTTTTGATTTGATGCAATTAAAATTGAACTTTTATCTTGCGTATAATCTTCAATAACATATAATCCTCCTGCAGCTGTATTAAGACCTGATGTTAATATCATTATAGGTTCTCCGGGAGTTCCTGACCATGATTGTGTTGGTTGATCATAATCACCACCAGAAACGGTTGAACTCATTCTAAATGCATTACCATATCTATCTTGTGTTAAAATATCTCCATCATATGGTTGTAATGGTGGTACTTCTTTTTCTTCATGACTTATTTGAGTAACTGTATCATCTGATAATGGTTCTCCTCCCATTCCTCCTGCAGGATCTGCTCCACCACCTGAAGATGCCTTACCAACATGCTCAAATGGCAATACATTTGTGTTAACATTGTTATGAATATTACATATTTTTATATAAGAATACCTAGCTACTTTATGAAATGCGGTATTTTGGTCGGTTGGTGTTTTAACAAGTAATACCTTTTCTCCTACTAACGGCATGTGTATTCTATTAACATCTATAGGATATGCATAATGTTCAGTAGTAGAATCATTATTTCCTCTTCCAGATACTCGTACTCTTACCGTACCTTGAGGTAAATCATTTCCATCATCATCTTGTGATAATACAAATCCTTGTGTATTTTCAATTACTTGGCCTATCTGCATCATTTATCTCCATATCAGTTTGAATATCTATAAGTTGTTGTTCGGCTACTTCTAATAACTGCTTGCGTTCGTCGTCTGATAATCCAAATTCAGTTTCACCTGTTGCTTTTGATTCTGATTGTACTAATCTTTGCACTACAGAAGCTAGTTTAACCAATGCATCATCATTTTTAACAGCTACATCTAAATACTCTTTAATTAATGGAACTATAACGGTTGCATCACCTACATTTTTTATCATAGGTTGTAGTTCTTGTATTAATGTATTTATTTGTCGTTCTTTCTTTTTAGAATTATGATAAATATCTTTCATTAGGTCGGAAAAAGATGTTCCTTTAAAAATTTCGAAATTTGAGCTCATAATAGTATCCTTTATTATAAATATGGATACTATCGCTTTTGGTGAAGAATTTGGCCGTTGTGTTTATATACTAAATACATCTTAGAATAATCACGCTTCATTACATTGATTACTTTTGTAATGTTTTGTGTTTTAAGTCCTGTACGTTCTCTAATTAGTATGTACAATGCTTTTTTATTAAAGTTTTCTATATTATCTCTCATACGAAATAATTCTAAAATTGTATCCGCTACAATTATATCTTTACGATTACTAAAAATTGCATTTAAATTTGTATCATAAAATGAAATCCATTGGTTGGTAAAATCTTTTAAAGATTCTTGATGATCTGATAAACTAGTTTCTAAGTCTATATTTCGTTGTTCATCTATTACATGAACCTCAGTCTTTTGTTTCATTTTTGCATAGTTTGCATTATTTGCTATAATTAAATAATTTTTTGCAATAATACTAAAATATGAAAAAGCTTTTCCTTTACCTTCTGTAAATTTATGTATTTTTTCAACTAGAAAGGCAACAACTTCAGCTTTAACATCTACATATGGAACATCAAAATAATAAAATTTAAATGTATGTATTAAATTTTCAACTAATTTATCAAATGGTTTA